ATCAATTACGTCATAGCCGACCACGTACCTCTTGCAAGAATTAGCAAGAAAGTTTTTTCCTCCGGGATCCCCTGTTAAAAGAATGTTAGCGCGGGTGAAGGAGCATAGTTACTTTAAGAGGGTAGGACAGTATTTTGAGTTTTCTCACTGGGACCAGAAGCAATGTCCGTATGGCACGCCCGATCAGTGTAGGTGTACCGTAACGGTGACTGGGTGTAGTCAGGAGACTGAAGGATTTAAGGTGAGCGTTGAGAGTATGGAGGGAGATCGATGGATTTCACAACAAGAGAGGTTTCGAAAGATTCTTCAGGTAATACATGATTCGTTCCGGATGACGCGGTCAGGACACGTTGTGTCGCTGACCGGGATGGGCTATAGAGCACAGTTAACATACAAATATTCGATGTCGCCTAATTGTCGAATAATTCGAGCCCCTTTCAATTATGAGAGTCACCCGGAAGCTAAAATCCTGCCTTCGATGCGTAATGACGTAGAAAATCTTGTTCGAGTAGGTGATCTCCAGTATTTTTCTAATATGGTTCGAGAAGTTAATGGCCGTGCAATCAGGCCCTTTCAGGCGGTAGGAGATTGGATGCTCGAATGGGAGAAAGTCAAGAATGAAAAATTTCTGGTTAAGTCTGATGATCCAACGGACAAACGAATGTTTACGACACGTCCCATGATGACGCTGACTCAAATGGCATATGAGGCAGTTTCTCCGTATGTTCTTTCGTCGAAGCGGTTAGTGTTGTCTTCAACAGCCAATTTAGAGGATAATGGTTCTAAGAAAGTAGTGCAGATGTATACCAGTTATTGCAGGCCTATTCGAGGTCTGTCAGAGAAAGGGAAGACGCTCATCCCTAAGTTTGCTGAAGCGGTAGATATCACGATGAAGAAGTGTGGTGGGGAACAAGAGCAGGGGAAGCATGCAATAAACTTGGATTTAGGCAGTATAGTGGAGACTATGCATCTAGGTACTGCTGGCGGTATCAATCAGGATCAAGGTAAGACCATCACTAAAGTGCGGGAGTTAGATGCGGTGGAGGACCCAAATGGAAAGAAATATGAAGTGCTTCAAGCGTCCTGTGAGGCAGTAGTGGATTTCTTTACAAAAGATATACGACCGGTGACGACATTTAAGAATTCGGAAAAACAGGATAATCAATTTTGTGATTTTGAATCCGAGGTTGCCGCGAAAGAGGAGAAAGCCCGTATCTTTGTTATACCTAACCTCCCGACCATCCTTATTGAGCATACTGTTGGTTTTGTTCGACAATTGGAAGTAGGAGGAGGAATTGCCATAGGACACAGTTGGTCTCAAGGAGGTATGGATGCATTGCTCAAGTCCGCTGGCGTGTATGATGACCTTGAGTCGTACGACCTTAATGAGGGTGATTTGAAGAACCAAGATCAATCCATTCCTGACGTTCTTATCAATTTGTTTTTTGCCTCTCGTATTCGCTATTTTAATCCGAAGCATCGAGACTACCAACGTGCGAAGAAAGCCTTACAGTTCCTGATAGAGGAATTTACTCAACGAATTACACATATAATAGATGCCATTTGGGCCATTATTTGTGGAGGAGTTCCTAGTGGGGCCTTGCACACGTCGCATATGGATAGTTGGATCTTGCTGTTCTTATATGTCCTTTTTTTTCTCCACCAGTTGGAGCGTTTTCCTCAGCATGCGTCTCAGATTATTTCTGCCTTGATGGCCAAGTTAGTTAAGCTATATGGTGATGATACTTGGTATTTCGTTAAGAAGGGAGTTCTGTCAACCATTTTAAATATTAAAGAGTTTGGGGCGTTTCTGATGGAGTATTTTGGCATTACAATGAAAGATATGCGGGTGGGCCACCCAGTTGTCTCCATTCCACGAAATGGTTATTTAGAAGTAGTTGGAGGGCGTTATTTACGTCATTATTGTGTTTTGAATCCAATCCAAGGGCTTCGTCAGCCTCGTTATCTTCCATACCGTCCAATGAAGGAAATAGTCTTGAAGGTTATCTACGGAAGAGAGCCAAAACCTCGTGATATGGTGAACTTACTTTTGAGTATTTTAGGTCATGCCTACGGCACTTACGGTTCTAATTTAGAGACATACAATTGGTTGCTTATTATGTACCGTCTCGTACTTCAAACAGCCTTTGACGGGAAGATGGTCGATTTGTCAGTGTTGGAACGAGCGGAGAAGGATGTCTTGCGGAAATGTCGTCAGGTTAACATAACCTCTGAGCAATTGTTATGTGGGTTTCCTACCTTGATGAAGTTGTATACGATGAATGAGTATAATGCAGCTTTTCATGACGTCGAGGCCGTATCATTGCGTGCTGCCTTCTATTAGTTTTAG